AGCTTGGCGGGTGTCCCCGCGATGTACAGGGTGCCTGCTTCGATAGTGCCGATACAGAAGGCGGCGTCAGGCTGCATCTTGTACCCGCAGCTCTCACGCCATGCTACCTCACCTATCCCCGTGCTAATGCCGTCCTTGGCATAGGCTTCGAGGTAGAAGGCGTCCATGCTGTTGCTCCTCTGAGGCTTAACACGAACTATTTTGCCAATGTAGTGCACGGTGCTCACGAGGTCTGCTGCGAGGATTTCATTCCCCACGCCTCGGATGAGTGCCCCGTCCCCGCCATCCTCAGCCTTCACCTCAACGTAGGTGCTGTTGTCGATAAGCAAGGTGCCTCCTGAGACAGAGAGCCCGGTAACGCCCGCTGCCGTCAAGGAGTCCTTGAGCTTGGTAGCGATGTTCTCTGGGGTGATGTCCTCGGCAGCCGTGCCGATCCACTTAGTCACTTCGCCGTTGTAGGCATTAACCCGGTCATTGACCTTCTTCTGATAGTCGGGGTCAGAGGTCAGGATGTCGGAGGTAGACAGTAGGGTCGGATAGCTTGCGCTTACCGTCTTGTAGCTGCCTACAGTCTCGGTGCCGTCGGCCTTCTTGAGTGTGACTTTGAAGGTGCGAGAGTACGCCCCGCCACGGACCCATACGGCCATCTTCTGCTTGTTGGCAGTCGTGTTGTACCGCTCGGTCCCAGTCCAGCTCGGGGCAATGGTATTCCCGGCTAGGAGGATGAACCGCCCGATGCTCACAGCAGCCGATACGCCGCCAGAGATAAGGGTGTTGAGGGTAGTGTCGGAGGTTGAATATGAGACCGGGACGAATGCCCCGCTGTCCTTGTTGTAGCAGAAGGCGAAGGCCTCTTGCCCGAGGGACTGGCTATCCGCATCAGTGCGGTAGATCATGTCGTACTCGACCCCGCCGATGGAGAACGAGAACGGTTTGCTGTTTGCGGTTGCTGTGAGTAGCTTGGCGAAGTGCCCCGTCCCGGCTGCACCGCCGATAGCTTCGGCCTTCAATATCGAGCCGTGCCTGCGGGCGAGGCCCGTAACGGCATCGCTAATCATGTTGAGCTGCTCAGTGTGTTGACCGGGGCGGCGGTCCTGTGGGACCTGCTCAGATACGCCACGGACTACGCTGTCATAGCTGCCCGATACTTTTGCCAATATTGTTATCCTTAGCGGATCGGCAGGCCACCGGGATTAGGGAGAATGCCGATAGTGCCGAGTAGGTATGATGTGGATGGGCGGTTAAGGAGGTTTACGTCTCGGTTGCGAATGTGCTCGCCGTTGAGCGTAATCAGGGTGTCCCTGTACTCCTGCTGCAACATAGCGATGGCGGAAGCGTCCCCATCGTAGTTGGTCTGAAACTGTAGCTTTGCCGAGGCCGAGATAAATAACTGCGCGGCTACGGGGAGGTCCTCGAAGTCAATCAGGCGCACTAGCTCCACAGCCACCGGCTGCGTGAACTTGTACCGATCTTCGGATGGCAGAGCGTATGCCTTGTAGAGGCGTCGGCCACGCTGCACGTAATTGAGCTGGCCGTTGGTTGGATCGACACGGATGGTGTCAGAGGGGAGCATGATGTTCCCGGTGCCCGCATCCGGCGAGAGCGTTACAAGCTCTTGGTTGAACCACCATGCCTTAGACTGCTCCCGGTAGGAGGCGTTACGTAGGGCCGCGAGGCAGGACGGTACTAGGTCGTGGTCCTCTTCAAGGGTGTTGAGCGGGGCTTCGGACAGGAGCGCCAGCATGTCGTTGACGACATCGAGCTTAGTTAGAAAGGTCATATGGTCCAAACACGAAAAAAGCCCCCGCCCCAATTAAGGGACGGGGGTATGGGATTAGGTTACGGCAACCAGATAGCGCCCGCGTATTCAGCGCGGTTCGGGGTCACTGCGTAGGCCAAGTGGCTGTCCACGAACCAAGACTTGAACATCTTGTCGTAGAACACGTCCGAGGTCAGCGGGATCGTCTCACCGCCGAGCAGAGCGCGGGCCGAGAAGGCAAGGCCTGCCAGCTTGGTGAAGTCACCATCATAAGCGTTGCTGTTCGCAGCGTTCGACAGGAGGTGGCCCGTGACGTTGGTGTTCGGGATGTTGTTGGACTGTACGACAGGGCAACCAAATGCCTTGAAGATCATGGTCTGCATGTTGTTGCCGTCCGAGGTGATGTACTCACCGTTGACGATCAGCTCTGCTTCCATGAGGGCGCGGAACTGGGCAGGGCGAACAGCGATCATGACATCATCGTCATGCGGGCTAACGTCCTTCTCCTGCATCTGGACGAACAAGTCGCCGATTGCGGAGTAGAGCTTGGCCGGGTCAGTCGCATCGCCCGAGGCCGACAGCGTGACGTTCGAGCCACCGAAGTGGCCAGCGGGCTTACCAGCCGTACCATTCGAGAAGCGGCTGTTAGCGAGGCCAGCGGCCTTAGCAGCCTGAATGAACATCGACTGATCGAGGAACTTGGCAATCTTCTTACCATGCTCCGTGCCGAGCTCCTTACGAGCGTCGTAGCTGGACTGGAATACTTCCAGCAGCGGGAGGACGTTGCGGGCATAGACCACAGTGTCAACCGTGATCGACGCCTTGCTGAAATCAGCATTCGAGGCAGCCGGTGCTTCACCCGGCGTAACCTTGCCGAGGGTAGCTTCACCAACCGCGAAGTCAGTCAGGGTCGTGGTGCCCGTCAGGCGGCGCATATTCACCCAGCCATTCAAGACCGAGCGGCGTTCAATCGTGCCTTCAACAGTACCCGAGTAGTGCTCAACAGCCAGCGCATCAACTGCACCCGCTTGGTTCTGCTGCATCGGGCGGACGACGGTGCCAATAGTGCCAGCACCAGAGAAAAGAGTCATTTAAGTCCTTGGTAAATTAGAGAGCAGCGGCGCGGCGTTGGGCCAGCGAGGCGTACTCGGGATGGTTTTGTACGTTGTGCCCACCGACTTTCGCGGCGAGCTTATTGACTGCGGACGCGAACTCTTTTGCAGAGAGCGGGCCGTTGTTTGGCTGAGCCACACCAGCGGACTGCTGCGTGGTGGCTGAGGCGGGATTGACCACAGTGCCCGCTGCCTGATTGTAGGCAGTGAGGAGCATCGTTGCGGCTGCCCGAGCTGAGAGAGGCCCTGCCTCAAACATCGCGTTGATCTGGCTCTTCTCGGCGGGGTCAGCGTTAGCCGAGGCCCAAGCCTGAATAGTCTGCCATTGTGCATCACCGCCTACGACTTCGTGGACAGCGGTGGTTACTGCGGCCTGCGCAGCCGTAGCGGCGTCATTGGCGCGGACATTAGCGTCCTTGGCCAACTGGACCATCTGCTGCCAGCCTACAGCCTTGTCGCCCATCGTGGCGAGGTGCGCCTCAATAAGGGAGAAGTCGCCATTAGCAGTGGCCTGCATTGCCGGGTGGTCGGCTGAGATGCCGAGCTTCCCAACGAATGCGAGGGCCACATCAAGGCCCACATCGCCTGTTGGCTCATAGACCACCACAGCGTCAGTGGCTGTGGGGGTAGGAGCTGGTTCTGTCACGCTTGGCGGGGCCTCTGCGGGCGCTACATCCAAACGGATTGGCTCTGTGGGGGCTACTGTCGGTGCCGGGTCTACGACTGGGGTGGTAGGTTGTACTACCGAGGTGCCGTCTACTACGGTCGTCATGCTGTTCCTTGCTTAGCTTGTGCGGAGGCGATGTTCTCAGCGGCGTTAGCCCCGGCCTGTGAGGCCATGAGTTGCTGCTGCTGCGCCATTGCGGCCTGCTGTTCAGCAGCCATCTGTTCCGGTGATTTCATGAATAGGGTAACGTCGATACGGCGAGGTGCGCCAAGGGCCGAGGCCAGCTTGTCCGTGTCCAGCCTCTGTAGGACTGGGGGAGGTAAGGCCGCGATCTGTGCCATATCGCCAAGCCAGAGCTTGAGCTCTTCGAGGTCGCCTGTGCGTGAGAGGGCTTCTAGGCCGGTCACGATAGAGGGGACGAACTGCTTGCCATCAATGCCAAGGCCAACGTCTGCCATGAGCCACTTGGCCAATGGGAGTTGGAGGTCTACGGCTAGGCGAGAGTATGCACCGCCGAGGGAGGTTTCGAGCTCATTCGCAATGAGCCTGATTTCTTCCTGCGTGACGCGCTCTGCGTCTCGGATCATGGTAGAGCCGAGCAGGAAGCCGCGCCCAATGCGTGATACGTACTCCTGTGCCATCGCCATCGTTAGTTGCAGGTCCTGAGACTTGCTGCCCTCAAGCAGCGTAATGTCTCCCTGCACACCGGGGATGGCCGAGCCGTTCTCGCTCTGCTCAAAGTCCTCGGGCCGGGTCATGCCAGCCGGATTGACCAGCCAGCGGAACTCGGATGCTAGGATAGCGCCCATGATCTGTGAGCGGGTCAGTGCGGACAGGCCAGCGAAGTCCCCCTTGTAATCCTCAACAAGGCCGGTGCCGTAGTGGGCATCGTCCGAGAGGTCCCATGTAAGGACGCGGAAGGGTAGTTGATCCTCTGGCCACTTGCCGTTGAACTGTGCGGGCAGTTGGATCACATCTACCCACTGGGTCATGATGTAATCGTTGTCGCTGTTGCGCTTTACCCAACGGTACAGGGTTACTTCCCTGTCGGCGGGATACCGAGCAACTTGATGCATCTGCTGTTGGACGGCGTGGTCAAGCTCATCGAAGAGTACCGTGTCGGCAATGATGAGCTCAAGGAGCTTACCGCTTGCGGACCTACGGGCCACGTATTTCTTAATCCCGATCACTCGGGCATCTTCCTCAAGGGTCAGCAGGGCATTGCCTGTGACGATGAGGTGTTTGATTACTTCGTATAGCTTGGGCCGCATTGCTCGATTGTCGAGCCGCTTAACGGCTGCCTTCTCGGCATCGGCCAGCTTCTTGGATAGGGCCTGCTCGTCAACACCGAGAGCGGCTAGCTCTTGGGCTACCTCGAACGAGGCGTCTGTTCGGAAGAAGGGCCGCGATGGTGCGAAGCCCGCCAACATGATTTTGTTGGCCAGATGGTTGACTGCCTGTGCCCCGACTGATTGGAAGTCCCGGCTTAGCTCATCCGAGTTCTGATCGTACCCTTTAGGGAGGCAGATTTTCGGGAGCGTGTAACTGGCGTAGAGCTCGCACCTTCGGAGGAAGGCGCTGCGCTGTGCCTCTAGTTGCTGGAACCTCGCTGCTGCGGAGGTTGCTGTTGCCACTTAGATGCTAATACCTGATGTTGATTTCTTGCGCTGGGCAAGGAAGTTGGACTTGGTAGACGAGGCCAGAGTGCCGAAGTCAGCGACCGGGGCAATGACTGCCGGGGTCTGGGCCACCGGGGCCGGGGATACCGGGTCAATGGCTACTGGGGCCGCAGCCTGCGCTACTGCCGGTGTGGCGGTTGCCGCAGGCGTTGCTGCTGCCGGTGTATCCGGGGTGCCGTACTTCGCCTTCAACTTAGTGTAGAGAGGGGTCACTGCCCCGCCAGCCTTAACTTTGGCGTCTAACTGGCTGAACATCCGAGCCTGTAGCTTGGAGCCCATAGCCGTGCCGTTGAGGAAGCCGCCCATTAGATACGGATACCTGCGCCATTGGTCTTGCTCTGGAACTTGGACCGGGTTGTGATCCTACGGCCTGTAGAGGGGTCAACCTCTGCTGGGGCCACGTCTGCGGCCAACTGCACATCAACCTGCTCCTGTGGGCGGCTGAGTGTCTCTGCGGCTGCATCGGCAGCCCTCTTCTGGGCTATGGTTGTTTCCAAAGCCTGAGCAGCGGACTGCGCTTGCAGCCGATCATTCTTAGCCTGCATCTCTGCGGACTGTAGGGTTGCGGCTGCGATACGTTTCGCAGCCTTCTTCCCGCTACCACACATTTAGGTTTCCTTGCTTAGGGTTATGGCATCGGCTTTGAAGCCGCCTTGCTGGTACATGGCAGCTAGTGCTGCATCTGACCGAGCAAGCATCGTACCAACCACCGCCATACAGGCACCTTGCTCAGAAGCCGCCTTCTCAAGGAAGGCCGGGATCACTGAGAAGTCCCCGCCCTGCCGCAGTTGTAAAACAAGCTGCTCTGCAAGGACGGGCCTGTCGGAGTACCAGGGGGTAAATATTTCATATATAACTAGGTAACATTCATCTACTATATAAACATTATCCATTAAGGGTAACTGTTCCATAGCAGTATCTACAGAGAGTATTTTATATACACTCTTCTTATTAGATTTCCTTAACTTATATACTAAGCTATCTAGTTTATCTCTTATAAGAGGTAGATCATTAATCTCTATCTTACGACTGTACAACGAACCCCTTCCTCAGTATATTTAATACTTGTTGGATACCTAATAGATGCCCCGCCTGTAGATCGGTGGTATGTGCAGAGATAACTGGTTGTGGGAGTTGTCGTTCTAGCTGTGCGTACTGATCCTCGGTGAGGCGGTATAACAGGTTAGCTTTAGTCGGTTCGGACAATGAATGTTCCTTTATGCCTGACGGTATCGAATTAGGAATGGTGCCCATTATGCGAAGAAATACAGGGAGCTCATGACCTGATTTAGATCGAGCTGCCCCTTCTCCGGGTGGGGTCGGGAAGGTCATAGGATTTAGCCAGCTCGGCTAGCGGATCGTTGTTCTCGTACATATCAACGAACACCCTACGGATGCTAGTAGAATAGGCGCTCCGCGTCTGCGGCGTGTGTGCCGTAGTCGTCATGTATAGCGGCCATGATAAGCCCCTGCTCCGCAGCATCTACGACTGTCAGGACAAGGTGCGCTGCGTCGTGGCTGTGGACGAAGTTTGGGGCTACGCCGTTGCGGTGACGGCGGATGTCTGGGGTGTCTGCGTCTACGTTCATGCGTAGGAAGGCATTGCCACATAGGTTGGTGCGGATGCGGTGTCCGTGCTGCTCTTGGTAGCGTTGCACCACAGGGAAGCCCGAGGGGGCCACCCAGCGAATCTCGTCGTTGTCATCCTTGATGATCTTGCGGGCACTGGCTTGGAGCCACTCCATAGCCTCTCTGGCCTTGACCACGACTACGGCGATGGCATCCCATACGAAGTGCGAGAGGTACTGTGCGGCCTTGCCGTACTCTTCCTTGGCAAACTCTAAAGCCTTACCGGCCTTGAGGTAGTCACCCACAATGAAGTCGGCGCAGGAGAAGCGGGTCGAGCCGTATGGCAGGGTCATCACGCTACGTTTGACCAGGCTACGGTTGATACCGTGCCCGAGCCACTTAGCGCGGTAGCCTGCCTCGTCATCCTCAGCCACTTTGAGCATCGCAAGCGTCTCATCTGCAACCATCTGGTAGATGTCGTTAGGGAGCTCGGAGGGGACGAGGTTCGTGGCCTTCCCACCAATCTCATCACGCAGCATTGCAGAGAAGTTCTGCAAGCCGTTGCAGCTACCGTCCATGCCCACT